TAATATTAATAGTGATTCAAGAGTTACTCCTACAAAATTTACAGTTCATGAATATAAAGCTGCTCACAATCAAGCATTAGACAAATTAAAATATGATGACAGGCTTCAAGAATTAAAAGACAAGATGGGCAATAAGTTTAATTCTGCATACACATATGCTCAAGCTGTAGTAAAAGCAACAGAGAGTGCTTTAATGACTGACAAGTTAAACACAAGACCAATTCAACCTATGAGTTGGGAGGCTAATGAAAAGTTAGTAGACATAAGAGTTAAGGCTTTGCCTGGACAAAAGATTGCTGGCTTAGAATCTGTTAAAAATGCTAGCAAAGAAGGATTAGAAGTGTTTACATTATCTGCATTAAAACATACAACTAAGCTTGATCAATTAATACCATCTGAATATTTACATCAACCTACAATTAAAAAGTATTATAATGCATTTACTGAACAACTTACAGGGAAGCCAACAGAAAAACAAATGAAAGATTTAGCTTTAGATCAAACAAAAGAAAGGCTTTGTTAATGATATATAAAGCATGCAAAGCAATCAATGATACAATTAAAGGTGAGTCAAGTGATTCTATAAATACTAATTTTGTTATTAAAGATACCATAAATGCTAAATTTCCTGTAACAAAGGATGTAAAAAAAGTATTTCAAAATATAGCAGATGAAATAGTAAGACAATATGGTAAGACTGCTATCCCAGAAAAAGAATTAGATAAGCTGCTTAATCAAAAGCTTAAAGGTCAAAAAGAACCAAAGAAATTAGCTACAATATTTAAAATACAAACACTGCTTAACAATAAACTTATATTAGAAATATTTTCTAAAGAATTTAAATATGAAGGTATATCAGCTAGTACCAAGGGGATTAAAGGGAATTATAATGGCAATATATTTTTAGACACCTTACCTATTAATACTATAGGCAAATTTTATCATAAGTTAATAGCATTTGAAAATGCAAAAGTTAAAGAAAACTTTACAGGATCTTTTGGCAATGCTATGGTTAGTTTGTCTACACCAAGGAATATGAGATGGAAAGATAAAACTGGAGCTATAGCAGTTATTGTTAATGCAGTAGAAACATTTTTAGTATCTGTTAATCAGCATATATCTAAATATATGGGTAATCCTACAAATAAAAAGATGAGTGATATTTATCAGCAAGTTCAGAATATAGCTGGAGTTCCTGGTCAAGATGATGAAAATAGATTAAAAGCTGTTAAGTTGTTTAGTAGAATAATGAGTGGTTGGATGTCAATAGAAAATGGATCAATAATGATTAATTCTTCTGTTGGAATAAGTTCAGATCCTAATGATAAAAGATATACTAATTCTGAGTATTATACTTTTGACAAAGAATATAATGTATGGAGATATACATCTACTAATGATAAAGTTAAAGACTTTCAAAACAAAGTATTGTTTTCAGATTATATTTTAGGCAAGACATTAAACAAAACAGACAAAGCATTTTTTAATAAGATAAAAAAAGATCCTGAAGCTGTTAAAAGATTTTTAAGTTATGGTAAAACAAATAAAGAAGTTAAATTTGTATTGCAAGCTTTAGAATTAAATAAATTAAAATTATCAGATGAAAAAATCAAAGTATTGCAAGAACAAATAACTAAAGCTAGAAAGATACATAGTTCTGTATTTAATAATGTAAAGAGTGAATTTGAAAAGTTAGATTCAGAACTTAGGACAGAGCTTACTACATGGCTACCCAAGATAAAAGATCCTAAAGTTTATAAGTCTTTAACAATAGCTTTTATTACAGGTGATTTTAATGCTGTAAATAATAAAGGTGAGTATTGGATTAAAGATCCCAATGATAGAAGAATAGGCAAATACTTGCATGATAAGTTTGGCAAGACAGTTATTTTAAATGTATTTGAAAATGGCCTTGTTAATTTAAAAGAAAGAAAAAACAGTTTCCCTACTATTTATCAGAATGAAGATTTAAGATTTCACTATGATGAAATGATAAATGATAATAAAGAATTAATAAATGACTATGAAGACAAGATTAAAAATACTCCTGTTAAAGATAGAAAACCACTGCTTGAAGAATTTGATGAAGCTAAAGCTAATTTAGCTAGACTTGAAAATACACTTGGTAAGCTAGATGAAGCTATGGAAGATCCTATATGGCATAGAAAAATATATAGTAGTAATGATGCTAAAAGTTTTAGAAGAATTACAAACTCTATTGATATTAGAGAATCAAGAGATGATGTTTCATTGTATCGTGATTATTTAACTAATTTATATTCTACATTAGAAAGAGGCAAATTAGCAAGAAAGGCTATTAGAGCTGTAAGACAAGCTGATCCTAATTTGGATGGAAGCAACAAAGAAATAGTTGATTATATACTAGGTTTATATGACACTACTTTGCATAAACCAGAGGCAAGAGCTAATGTGTTTGGTGCTGATTTAAGTTTAAGAAATGTTTATGAAGGATTTTTTAAAAAGCTACCATTTAAAGTTGATGAGTATAAATTAGATAGATATGTAAGAACAATAAGTGCAGCTATTACAGGTAGATATTTGGGTGGCTATACTACAGCTTTATTAAATAAAACAGCTACATTGCAAAAAGCTATACATGTAGGATGGAAAAGATATTCTCAAGCATCTGATAATTTAAATTCTTATAAAGAAGGATTGGATTCTATAATTCAGGACTCAGGTATATTAGACTTTGGTGATTTCTTTTCTAACAGCTTGGTTCAAGATTTAACCCAAAGAGATAATATATCTTTAGAAAATGCTTTAGCTATAACTGAATTGCAGTTTGAATATTGGAATAATGTTAATAGAGGTATGTCTAAAAAAGCTGCTGAAAAAATATTTAGAGATAAATGTTATATTAATGCTAAGAACATACCAGCTTATAAAGATTTAAAGACTAGAAAAAGAACATTAAGAGAAAAGAAATTAAAGAAAATAGTTGATAGATGGGCTAACTGGGCTATAACTAAAGAGTATCAAGCTTATCCTATAAGAGATATTACAGAAGATCAATATAAATTATTTAAACAAGCTATAAGAAAAATAAATAGTTTGCCTGCTAAGACATTTGAAAGCATAAACAAAACTGCATTAGATGTTTTTGGAACTACATTTACAATGAGTGGATCTGAAAAAGAATTAAGATCCCATAGTTTTGTTATAGGTATTGATCTAGCTATTAATGCAGGTATTTTAGATAAAGACTTTTATTTTAAATTGCAAAACAATCAACTAACAAATGAAGATAAAATACAAGCTATAGAAATAGGTAGAGAGATGACTAAAGTTTTAGACTTTGGATTGTCTAATCAAGATATAGGTGAAATAGGAAGGTTTGCTGGTGGAATAAATACAAAGTTTACTATATGGGCACAACAAAAGTTTGGTTATGATTCAAGATTGTTTAGAGATGCTTATAGGTCAATGAAAATAAAAGAAGGCAATCCTTTATTTAATACAATGAAAGAACTAATGTCATCTATGTCGTTAACTAATCCATCTAAAGCTTGGGAAAAAAATTCTGATATAGCTAGGCTTAGAAATTTTATATTAATGCAAGGACCTTTAACTTTAATTATGGACTTAGTTTTATTTAGTCCTATTGGAGGTCCTTTTTTAAGAAGACTGCCTATTGTTAGAAATACTTTTGCTATTAAAATAATGTCAGGGGTAAGTTCTGATTTATTATCTTTAACAGTTAGCACTCCATTGTATATATTAATGGCTATGATGTCAGATTGGGATGAAGAAGATGTTCAAGAAGATTTATTTTATAAGTTTAAAAAGATACCATTTTTAGGATATGGTTATGGATTTGCATTAGATACAATGTATTTATTATTAGGCATTGCTACAGACATGGAAGAAGAAGATGCACTGAAGAAGGCAAATAAATTGGTAGGACCATTTATTCCATTGCCTCCTCCAGCTGCAATCGCTGTAGAAGAAGCTGTAGATGTAATTATTGACTAATCTTTAAATCTTATCTGTTTATTTCTACTTTGCAATCTTTTGATTAAAGAATCAAATATTTTATCTTTAGCTTCTTTTTTGACATAAGGACTATCTAACTTAAATAAGATATACATAAACTCTTCTATATCTTTATTAGTCTTTATCCACTCTTGATTTGTCATACAACTTCCTTATCATTGTAATAAAAGTTTCAATAGGTATGCATGCATAAGGATCTTTTCTATTTTTCTTAACTATGAGTACTGGGGTGAGTTCTTCTTTGCAATTAACTTCACATTGTTCTACTGATGACCAAAATTGTAATCTTTCTACATTTTTACATTCAAAGCTATAAGGTATTGACTTTCTAGCTGCAGGTGATAAAACAATATCTTCTCCTGTCATACCCATAGTTTGTGATTTTATATCATCTTCTTCAAGTGAAGGAAATGCATCTCTCAATGCATCCCTTACCATGTTTTGTAACTTTCTTCCTTTTGCCTTACTACTTTTAGGACTGCCCATTATTTAAACAAGTCTTCTAACGATACTTCCTTTGCTTTTTCTATATCATCTTTTAATGAGCTATTGACTTCTTCAGTAAAGCTAATAAAAACTGATTGATCTTCTTTTCCATATTTTCCTTGTTTAATCCAACCAGTCATTAACATTTCTTTACCTTCTATTGTTGCAGTCCCTTTAAAGAAAGGACTATTCTTACCATTAGGATCATGTTTTTTCCATCTATTTAACCAACCTGTTCCTAGGTCTTTCCATCTACTTCCTGCCATCTTATTCTCCTTATTTTAAACCCTAACACAAAAAGTTAGGATTGCTTCTTTATTTTATTTGGATACATTTTTAAGTAAGCTTCTATCCACCAGCATTTGCCAGAGGTTTTTTTAGCTATTGATAATCTTCTTTGATGAGATGTTTTTGAATCTTTATATATGCTGTTTGATTTTCTTTTCTTTTGTATCTTTCTCTCTGGAAACTTTGACATTTACTACTTCTCTTTCATTTTGATCAACCTGATCAATGTCTTGTCCCTCTTCTCAATTCATGGTATAACCACAATTTTGACATTGATAATGACAGTTTAATATATAAACATTTTCATTACATATCATACAGTTACCTATTTTCATATTCTGTTTTCCATTTCCAATATCTTATATATATTCTTTTACATAGTTTGCAAGCATCACATCTACACCCCATGCTATATGATACATAACTAGGATGATTATTTATTGATGTTGCTGATTTAGCTGAATTGCATGACAAATGAGAGTAAGCAATATTGTCTATATCCCAAAATAAATCATTGGAATTATCAAGCCAAGAATCTATGTGATCAATAGATAAATCTTTGTAATTATCTATTTTTTCATCACATCTTAAACAATAGTTTAATTCTAGTTTTTGAACTAAGCTAAAGAACAGCATTTTTTTCAACCTATTAGATGCTGTACTATAAGATATTCCTAGCTGCTTACTTTTCTTTTTGTTGCTGTTTTTGCTGATTTAGGTTTTCTCTCTTTCTTTATGTAAGTCATAAACCTTTTTTCATCTTTTTTAAATCTAACATATTTTATGAAATTATCACCAACTATATCAACCATTTCTTGCAGAACCATTAATTGTTGCATTAATACATTAGTTCTTTCTTCTAATTGTTTTACAGTTAATTTTTTGTTAAAATTTTTTTTCATTTATTCCTTTCAATAGATGGAGGCTGGTGTTACTTAAAATGTTCATCGATAAACAGGAGGAGTTACCAGCCCCCTCTATAGTTTTAGACTAACTATTGATTTGGTTTCTTTCTAATCTATCAAAAAAGTTATCTTCTTGTAATGTTTTTGCATAATTTAAGAAACCAGTAGTAAGATAATCATTGTTATTGTAATCTGCTACTGTTTGCTTTTCTTTATGCCATAAAACATGTGTACCAGCATTAAGAAGATCCCATGATGTTATATTCTGATTTTCAGTATAATATTCATCATTATAGATTTGATCTACTATTTTGCCAAAAGTTGATGTTGCAATCTTTGGAATAAATTTATTTCTAATATTACCCATATCATTAATAGTAATATTATCAGTCGTCAATTTACTACAAGTTGTTGCAAAATCCTTAACATTAGTACCAGCATGTTTAATTATTTCAGCTGCAGATTCCATTTCTTCTGCCCAGTTTTCATTACCATGAGTATGTTTGAATCTGTAACTTTGAAATAAATTCTTTGACATCATACCATTTTTACATAATAATCTATAGGCAAATATAGAAAACTTACCTGCAGTTGATCCATCATAACTGTTGTTAATCATAATGCCTACACCAAGATTATCCCCTACAGTTACTTCTGCATCAATCTCATCTACAGCTTTGTAGCATCTGATAAATTGTTTTCCATTGAAAAATGTTTTATCTAAGCTAAAATCTATATCTGAATAATCTATAACTTTTTCTACCATATTAGTAATTTCTTTATTGTTAACTAACATATAGTCATTACTTACTATACCTACTTCATTCCATGGCTTTTCATAATTCAATGAATCTTCTATATGTATTGAGTATGCAGAAGATTTTACATTATCTCCAAACAATGGAACTTTTTTTATTTTTGCAAATGGGTCATTTAATTGTTTCATCACTTTAATCCTTTCACATAAGGGTTCTTCTTTAATTCTACTCCTTCTATCTTCTTACCTTTTTTTAGGTCTTTGAGTAGATTCTTCTTGTCTAGCTTTACTACTCTGTGCTCTACCCAATATTCTTGTGGTACTATAGACTCATCTACTATATTAACAGATGTTGATTCCATAATTTTTATTGGGTTAAAATCAGAGTATTTAGGCATTTTATCAACAGATATATTTGCTTCTATCACTAGTTCTTTTAGATTCTTTTGAGCTTTTTGTCTTTTCTTTATTTCATCATCTATTTTTTCTTTATATTCTTTAGCAAGCTCAATATCTTTATCTAGTTTTTTATAAAACCAATATACACCATCTTCTTTTCTAGCAAGTTCAGTATATAAACCAGCTAGCTTTTCTTTTATCTCTTGATCTGTAAGGCTAAAATCATCTTTAGCCATTACTATATCACTTGTTATATCTATAAAACTTCTTTTCTTTGACATTAATATCCTTCCTGTATCATGTTAAGACCATCTAGTCTAAGACTAAGATTTAGTTGTTCTTTTTCTCTGTTAGCTACAGTCTTAACTCTTATTCTTTTTATTCTATTACCATCCATTTTATCTCTATCAGCATGCATTGATAGTATTTTGTTTGCAGAATATGCAATTCTAAAGCTACCTCTTGAAGCTGATATATCATTTACATTGCCTTCTCTAATAGCACCTTTGCTAATTTCTGAAACAGTTATCACTACAACATTCTGCCTAATGGCCAATGTTCTTAGACCTTCTGATATCTCTTCCATTTTCATGTTAGCATCTTTATGATTAGTATTAAGCAATCCCATATGATCTACTACTACAATCTCAGGTTTTTGTGCTAGTGATGATATTCTTTTTTCTATTTCAAATGGATGACAGTTATTAGTATCAAATGTAAGCCACTCAAAGTCTTTATGTAGACCATTTCTTTTATTTCTATAATAGTCAAGTATCTCTTGTTCTGACATACCTGTTTGTATTTGTAGGAATCTCATATATATTTGTCTTGAACTCATTTCTAATTCAAGAAAATATGTTGGTCTTTTAAGTTGACAAAGCCAATTTTGTATTAGCATTGTCTTCATTGATTTAGGTGGTGCTTGTATAACTAGTACTTCTCCTGGATAAATAGGAAAGTCTTGATTATATAGTTGACCTATATTTATAGGCTCTACATTTGAATCAAGAAAGTCAATCAATAAGTCTTCCATGTTTTCTGCTGTTATTGCTTTTTGACTTTTCTTTGAACTGTACAATGTACAACTAGAATTACAGAAATGATCCATAACTGAATCACCACATCCATATCTATATCCTTTACCATTATGACCTGTATAACAGTTTTCTACAATAGTATCCATTTCTTTTTTAAGAAATGGTTTTTCAGGCATATCTACTCTTTGCCTAAAGTCTTCCATTATAACTCTTACAACATGTTCTGGATATCTATCTTTTAGCCATGCAGCTATTCTTAATGATACATTATGTCTTGATCCATATGATGTCCCCTCTAACATTTTTTGTATGCAAGGATAATAAAAAGAATCACCTGTTCTACTTGTTGTAACTACTGGTGTAGAAGATGCTACTTTTATTCTTTTCATTATATCAAAGACTGGTTTCTCTTCTTCATTTTCTACTAGATACCAATCAGGTAATCTCATTTTAGTAGCAAGTTTTTTAATATTTTCTATGTCTGTATGTAATTCAGATTCAGATATAGGAATTTTAAACAAATTAGATTTACTATTTCTTGTATTAGTAAGTCTAATAATTCTTGTTTTGTCTACTACTGAGCTATCTGCAAAATCAAATATACCATTAGATGTAAGACAATCTTTCATTCTTAGATGCAAGTCTTTAGATGGTTCCCATTTGAATATACCTTGTGATACACCTATATGGAAGCCAGTTCCTGAAAAATATAGTCTGTACATTACATCAAAGTCTTTCAAAAATTCACATAGACCTATTGTAAGCTGTCTTGCTCTTTCTGAACTATCACCATCTACATCAAAGTAAAATTCTTTTGGCATATAAATTTTACCATCATAACCTGCAAGTGTTTGATTCTTTTTGTAGTATTCTTGAACATAATCATCATAGCTGTATAGACTAGCATAGGTGTCTTTAGTACCTTTCCATTTACCTAATTCATCTTCAGATATAAAATGATGTCTGTTTGCAATACCAAATGCAACTTCTTTTATCATGGTTACTCCTAAATGGTAGAGAGAGGAGTTGGCGACTCTCCCCTCTCTTTTGGTTCATCTTATCTTAATCCCAAGGATCTGGGTTGCTTTTTGAGGAAGGACTGTTGTTAAGATATTTCTTTATTCTTTCTTCACAAGAGTTTTTCATTCTATCTACACCTGCTTCATCAAACTCTTCTAAGTCATTCTTAAATACAGAAGGAGCTATTATTTCTGAAACATTAGTATAGCCTTGATCATTTTTGTAAAAATAAACATTCATTTTATTTCCTACTAAATTTTCAGGTTGATCATCAATGCCTATAGTAGTATTGCCATCACTACCCTCTAAGACTTCTTTTATTCCTGAATTAGAGAATCTAAATAAATTTAATACTGCAAACTCTTCTTTAGTTTCTTTATTATACTTTTCATGTATTCTAAGTTTTAAGCTATCAGGATATCCATCAAAGAATATATCTAAGTATTTAGTGCCTTCTCCTGTATTGTATTTACCAGGAACAGCTTTAGACATAGTTACTTCATGCCATCCTTCTCCAAATGATACTCCTGTAGTCTTTTTTATAGTTAATGTTTTCATTTACTTTCCTTCCTTATTGTTTTTAAGCTATATGTTTTACCAGAACCAGGTGATCCTATAATTAATATCTTTGCACCTTTCCAACCTTTCTTTCTTACAGCATCTATTACAAGTTGATAGTCTTGTGGTATTTCTGCATCAAGTAGTTGTGTTCTATCTTTAGCATTATCATATCTTTCTGTTCTTTGTGTTCTCCACATAAATGTACTGTTACCTTTTAAGTCTGTAACAGCTTTAGTATAGAATACAAAGTCAAACCATTTAGATATATCTTCTTTGCTTGAACCATCTATGTATGGTATAAGCTTAGTGTTGCCATCATCCATATGTTGTGTTTTACTATGACAGTTCATTATTACAATGCCAGGAATTTTAGTAAGCATATCTAGCATTTTATCTAGATTATTTTTAAGCTTACCCCATTCTTTTAGTTTCATCGTACCATCTTCAAGAGTTAAAGACCTTTGATATTTTTTAGAAAGCTCTGATACAGTATCTACTACTATACCTGATATTTCTGTTTCATTAGTAGGTTTGATTTCTGTTTTCTCTTGTTTAACTATTGTATTCCCAATCTTTACTTCTTCTTGAACTCTAACTGGTGAATATAGTTGTTTGATTGTAGTTGTAAACTCTTTCCAACTACCTGATTCTAGCATTGGATAGCCAAAGATCTTTTCTACATCTTTGGGGCCACCAAGTGTTTTAGACCCATGCTCTAGGTCAAAGTATAATAACTTCATTTATTCTCCTTTTGATAAGACGAGAAAGGACTGCAATATGCAGCCCTTTTCTGCCTGATAATTTAGTATAAAATTACCCAAAAACACAAGGCTTATTCATCTCCTTTTAGTTTCTTTTCTAGTTGATCTATTGCAAATTCAAGATCATGCAATGCTGAGTTAGCAGAGTCTAATTCATTTCTACATCTTGATATTTCTGAGCTAACATTTATGCTTGGCTGTTGATATGTTTTAAGATTTCTTATTACAGATGAAAGTGTTTCAGTTGTTCTGTTTAATTTATCTATATCACTATTGTAAGACATATTAAGCTCCTAGTTGTGGTACACCTGCACCAGTTAATATTTTATTGACTTCAGTTGTTAGTCCATCAAGTTCATTAATGCCATGAAGAAGATCTGTTGCTGCTCTTTTCTGTCTCTCTAGTTCTTCTATTTCTTTGCCTAGATCATTACCTTTGCTGTTTTGTAATGCAACTTCTTCACAAGCTTTTCTATATGCTGCATTTATAGTTTCATAACTTGATCCATTGTATATAGTAGGCCAGTCACTATTGTAACCTTTTACATCTAAAGCCTTTTTAATATTTTCATAGATTTGTTTTAAAGTACTACAAAGTGTATCAGCTTCATGCTTTATTACATTAAATCTCATTAGTTTATCAAATACATCTATTTCTTTAAGATAGTTTTCATATTGTTTATTACCTAGATCAGTTACTTTAGATGCATTTTTATGTTTAAGAACTGATATCTTAACATCTATAGCTTCTTCTATTCTTTGAGTAAAATACTTTCTTTGTTGAACACTTATTTTATTTGACATGTTTGTCTCCTTCTTTTATTGTTTATAATACTGGCATTATTTCTGTTTTTAAATACTTCTGTCCTTGTACTTCTATTGTTTGTCCTGGAAACTCTGCTTTAAGCACACCACCATCGTTACCTTCATCATCCATTTGTGCTATTATTATTACTCCATTGTCCAAAG